TCGTTTTCCAAGACCATCAACGCTTCGTTGGTGATCATGGAGATGGTAAGCAGATTGTTGCTCATTTCATTTCCTTAAAAAAAGATGGATTTAGCGGATTCGCCCTGCCATTCGTGCGGCTTTGTAGGCTTGATATGACCCCTCAAATTTACCATCGCTGGTAAGGGGCACATCTCTGCCGTTTGCCGCCGATCTGATTGGGTTAATCGGCGCTGGCGCTTTACTTTTCCCAACAACAGTCTTAGATGTTGGCTCAGTCTTTTCAAACTGCGCCTCTAGCTTTCCAATGCTTCTTAAAGCCGATGCCACCGTCATGCCAGAAAGTTTCTCTGCAAACTCGGGATTCTCGGCAAGGTGATACAGAATTCTCGGCCCTACATCTGATTCAAAGATTGCGTCCCGCACTTCGTTGCTCACAACAACGTCAGCAGAACCAACCATATCGTCAAAATCAGGCATTTCAGATTTGGCAGCTTTAACACGATCAGTCCAGGCGTTTATCACCTTTTCCCGTTCGGCTTGCTGTTTAGCCTGTGCTTCCTTCTGCTTTTCCTCGCCCATCCTTTGTTCAACCCGATAGTCTGTCAACGCCTTAGCATATTCATACATATCGGAGAAATTCTCTGGCTTGGGTTCACCAGTTGGTTGGGTTTCTGCTTGCGGCTTTGCCCGTCCTTCCAGTTCCCTAACTTTGGCCTCCAAAGATTCCCGCGCTTCCCGTTCCCGCTTGGCTTCTTGCCTTGCTTCTTCGCGTTGCTTGGTTATCTTTTCAAACCTCAATTCCAGCTTTGGATTGCGTTTTCTTTCCTCTGTCGCTGTCGCTTCATCTTCTCCAAGCGGTTCACTCTGGCTTTGCGTTTCTGTCGGCTCTGCGGGAGGTGTCTCAACCGCAGCCTCGACAGGCGCTCTATCAGCTAAACCCATCTTCTTGGCGTTGAACTCAGCTAAATTCTCACTTGTCACCACGTTAGCGGCAACTTTTGGTGCTTCTTGCACTTCAGACATGGATTACTCCAAGGATTTACCCAGTTGACCCAACTGGTAAGGTTTGGGCGATATTACCCGAAATCATGTCAATGTCAATTACTGCGGCATTTGTTGAATAAAGGGATTGGGTTGGTGGCTAATATCCTGGGCGGCAATATTGGCATATTGGAACTGCTCGGCATTCAATCGCTCAATCTCGCCCATCAATTGGTCAGGTGACATTCTTGCCAGCAGGATTTTGACCAGGGCATCAATTTCGGTCTTGTTTTGGCTGGTAATGCTGCGGGTGTTTTGGTCATTAACCCGAACCTCTGCCATTGTTTCGGTGTTGTGCGCCCGTGCGGTCACATCCATCAGCTTGCGCTTGGTTGCGCCATCTTCTTTGATCTGGGCCACTTGCGCCCTGTTGTTGATTTCCAATCCAGCCGCTTGCAATTGCTGTTGCAACTGTTGAATCATTTGCTCAGATTGCGCCAAACGCATTTGGGCCTCGGGCGGTATGTCGGATTTTTCATCAATGTTTGCCATCGGGTTCATGGCGGCAAGGCGGTCAGCAATTACATCAGCGCCAGGGAAATCCATGTTTCTGAATACCAAATCCCCCGCAATATTAAACAATTCCTGATTGCCCGTCAGCAAAGGCATCATGGATTCAACCGCTTGCTGGCGTTTGGTCTGGAATCCTGGGCCTGTGTCCATCACCACATCGTATTCGCCCACGGTCACATCGTTCAAAACCTCGCCAATCTCGTTTTGCTCGTTGATCGTGGTCATGTCGGGCTGACCATCCGAACCAATAATCCGCATCACCCGCTGGGTGTCGTAAATTTTGGGAATTAGGTCAAGAATAATGCGCCCAGTTTGAGCAATGGAACGGGTCAAATTGTCGTAAAAGTGGAAGTTAGACAGATCAACCTGATTTTGCTGGCCTTGCAATGCCTTGCCTGAGATATTCCCGCTTGGCAATTGGCTTGGGTCCATGATGCCCAGCACCATTTGCAAATCAGCAGAAATTGCCCCTGCCGCTTCCATAATCCCTGCGGGTGGCGGCTCGGGTTGCAGTCTCACAGGTGCTGGCGCTGGTACACCTTCAATGTCTTTTTGCTTATATCTCAGCACAGGCATTGACTTAATGTTAGCCATTGCCCATTCGTTTTCATGGCCCTCGTCTTGGCCCTCTGCAAGCAACCATTTGGCCTTGGGTGCAAGCGCAACCGATTCGGTCATGCTGGTGCGCCAGAAGTTGTACATGCGCTGGGGGTCTTTGGCAAACCGAACTAAACCGTATTTCTTGCGCTTGTCATCCACAATTACCTGTGCGCCATAGCAAGGCACAACGGGGATATATTTCCCCGCCCAGGTCTTTTCCTCTAGCACTTCCATTGCGGTCATCTTGACCCATTTAACGGCCTTGCGGAATGAGTCCCGTTCATCAACCACAGTCAACCCTGCGGCCTCAACCCGTTGGAAGAAGTTGGCGCTGTCCCCAAAAGACGTTGTGCCGTCACTCAACAAATACAGCTTGGCACGTTCACGCTCAATGTAAAAATACTCAGCAATGCGAATGTCCTCTTTGGTCACCCAGGCAGAGGTGTCATCCCCTGTGCTGCGTTGCTGAAAGTTAGCCCCATCGTTTGCACCTGGGTACATTTCCCGAAATATCTTTTTGTCCAGCACAGTGGTGATCAGGCATCGCTCGGCATCCGAACCATCTGGCCTTACGCTATTGGGGTCAAAGTAAACGGTAAATGGGTTTTCAACGGCATCAATGTAGATTTCTTGATCGAATGAATCTTCCCGCACATACTTGTAATTGATGCGCCAGTAGCCCCAGCCCATCCTGACAGCGTAATCAAATGCGGTGTCGTAAGCTGAGTCGGCGCTGGAATTGACCTCGATGTGACGGGTGATGCCCTCAATGACCTGGGCAATCTTGTAGTCGGCAAGATTGTTGACGGGGTGAACCTTGATGCGTGGGCGTTGCTGGCGTTGCTGGTTGGTCACCTGTCGGATATAGGCATCAATCTTGTTGATGGTTAGACAAGGGCGGCTTTCCAGATTGCGGCTATTCTGAATCTCAACGGGCCATTGATCGCCAGCGGCAAACTTAATGTCGTTTAGCGCCTCGGCTCGGTTTGTAGAGTCCGAATCATTGACCAAGCGCCAGAACTTGATCGCTTCGTTAATCTTGGCGTTTACGCCGTCTGAATCTTGGTAAGCCATATGAACCCCTTTGGGCGATTATCCTATCGAATTTAAGGGCGGTCTAGCCCATCCAACTTCCCGCTGTGGCAATCATTTGCTTCTTGCGTTTGGTGGGTTCTTTGATCATAAGCCCAATGTATCGAAACGCATCTGCCCCGTGGGAATAATGGTCGTGCAATGGGTTGCGGCTAAATTGCCCCGTGTCTGGGTCAACCTCATACCTGTAATGTCTCAGGCAAGCTAGGCCATCAGCGGTATGTTCGCGGTCAAAGTAACAGTTCGGGAATATTGTCCTGGCGGCGTTGATAGAGTCCAGAATCGGCACTCTAGGCAGGATGTTGGTCTTATACCCTGCCGCCCTCACAATGTCATCAATTGACCGCCCCGCCGCTGCCAAGGTCTTATTCTCAGCGTCATGGGGTAACCAAACGGTATCGTAGACATAACCATATGTCTGCATGGTCGCCAAGTAATAGCTGATGGTTTTCTGGGCATCCTCAATGTATCGGATTAGCCTTGTTTCCATGCCCACAAACTGTAAGAACCAGATGGCGGTGCTATCTGACCAACCCAGATCAAACACCGCATGGACGGGCTTCGTGGCGTCATAGGGCACTTTAGTGATGCGCCCATCCTTCTCGGCCTGTTGCATTTCCTTCGCAAAGATTGCCCCATCCACAGTTTGGCGGCATAGTCCTTCCCAGACTTGGTTGTAAGCCTCCTCGTCCCGTGCCTTGAGTGAGTCTTTTTCTAGGCGTAGGGTTTCGGGAAACCACGGGTTGTCACTCCAGTTAACCCGCATAGTGATGCAATCCTCTGGAGGGTTTGCCACAAACCGCTGGTAGGTCTCGTCTGTTTCCAACTCAGGATTGAATGAAATCCATATCTCGCTACCCTCGGCACGAATGGTAGGAATCAGCACATTCCAAGACAGGCGGCTGACCGTTTGCGCTTCCTCTACCCAGCAGATTGAAACACCTTCATAGCTTTTTACGTTGGCAATATTGTTTTTAAGACCAATAAAGCTAAATTCTGTGCCGTTCTTGCCCCGAATGCTGGCCTGGGTTATGTCGTAAAAGCCCAGCAACCCAAGGCTTTCAATCTGGTCGCACAACAGCTTATGCACCGAATCCCGCATGGAGGTCATAAACTCACGGGCGCACAAAATACGCAATGGGCTTTTGGCCCCCAAGATTAACAGCGCCCTGGCGATGCCCCAAGATTTAGCGCCGCCCCTACCGCCGTAAGCTACCTTGTAGCGGCTTTTTCTAAACAGTCCTTCCAGCTTTACAGGGAATTCTGCCCTTGCAATAGCGTCTTGGACTTCACTCATTTGGCTTCACAAAGGTTACCTGGATGCCCTGTAATGGCTCACCATCTGCGCCTGTGACCTCGGCCTTGACGGTTTCAGACCATTTCATTTGCGTTTTTGTCCACCAAATCAGGCTGGTCGTGTCCCCAGATGTGGCCTTTTGAAACAGCGTCTTGGCAATCTGCCCGTTAGCTTTCGCCTTTCCCATGTCCAATTCGTGCCTGTAATACTTGCGGAGGGTCTTGTCATCTATGCCGACCAGCACGGCAATGGATTCATGCGGCAAGCCTAACCCGCTGCTGGATTCAACCAGTCTTTGGGTTTCGGGCGTTGGTTCGTGCGCGTCAGACATTTTATAGAGGGGAAGTGTTACATTAGTTTGCTAATTCGGGCTGGTTTTCCAATAATACGGCTTTTTTGCCTGTGAAGTCTTCCCAGCGCTTTACGATCACATCGCAATATTTAGGGTCTAACTCCATTAGACGGGCGTAGCGTCCATGCTTTTCAGCGGCCAGCATTGTTGTTCCGCTTCCACCAAAGGAATCCAATACAATGTCGCCGCCTTTAGTGTTGTTTAGCATTTGGTATTCAAACAGGCCAACAGGCTTCATGGTTGGGTGTTCCCCGTTGCGGCTTGGCTTATCAAACTCCAAAATGGTGGTTTGTTTACGGTCAGCCGCCCAAAGGTGTCCAGCACCTTCTTTCCAGCCATATAAACAAGGCTCATGCTTCCAATGGTAGTCTTGCCGCCCCATAACCATGCTGGACTTTTTCCAAATTAAGCACTGGCGCACTTTCCAGCCAGCGTCTTGCGCCGCCCCGCGAAAGTTATAACCTTCTGAGTCGGCATGCCAAATATAAAACACCGCTCCAGGCTTCATAACTAGATCTGCGGTTACATAGGCATCCCTTAAAAATTGACGGAACTGATCGTCACCCATGCTGTCGTTTTGGATTTTTAAGGCATCTTTGGTTTTGCCTTCATAAGCTACGTTATATGGTGGATCTGTCAACCACATATCCACAAGTTGCCCATCGCACAGTTTTTCCATATCGGTCAGACTGCACGAATCCCCACACATCAATCGATGCTTGCCAAGCTGGTAAATATCACCCGTCTTGGTGGTTGGCTCATCAGGCACATCAGGAACGGCATCCTCGTCCGTTAGCCCTTCAATTACATCTGGCTCGAGCAATGCGCTCAATTCTTTGGGGTCAAAACCCAGCATTTCCAAGGCAAATCCGTCTGCCAGCAAGTCGTTTAACTCAATGGTCAGCATTTCATTGTCCCAACCAGCGTTTAGCGCCAGCCTGTTGTCGGCAATGATGTAGGCTTTCTTTTGTGTTTCTGTCAGTTCCGACAGTTCAATGGTGGGCACTTCTTTGTAACCCAACTTTCGGGCAGCTAATAGCCTTCCATGCCCTGCAATGATGCCGTTTGTTCCGTCAACCAGAATTGGGTTAGTCCAGCCAAACTCTTTTATGCTTGCCGCTATTTGGGCCACCTGTTCGTCAGAGTGGGTGCGGCTGTTGTTTACATAAGGAATTAGCTCTGTGACCTTCTTTTGAGTAATTTTCACTTTTTTGGCTTTGCTTTGGCTTTTTTCTCAGCTTCACGTTTAACCGCATATCCAATAGCCACCGCCTGTTTGGGTGGCTTGCCAGCAGCAATCTCTGCCTTAATGTTGGCCTTCAGCGCCTTGGGGGTCATTGATGCAATCAGCGGCATTTGCCTTCTCCTTGGATTCTTGGGCCAGTTTTTCTTGCAGGGCTTGCTTCAACTCGGTGTTTTCCCTAAAAAGGGCAGCGGCTTGCGCCATAGCGGAATCCCGCTGCCCCTCTAGCATCTCAACCAGAAGTTGTATCTCAGGGTTTGGATGCTTCAACATCTTAGGCGGCGCTCGAACACATGATGTAGTAAGGCGTACCGTCTGATGCCACAACTTTCAAAGTCTTGGCAATGGTGGCAGTGCTTGTAACAAACAAAGCCGCGGGAATGTTGAACAGGTTGGGAACCGTGCCTGTGCCGCTATTGGTGAAACGAATGAATGATGTATTCGTCCAAGTACCGCCAGATGCAAAGTTGGAATCGGCTTGAATAGCCGCCAACGTGCCGCCTGGGTTGGTGGATGTACCGCCCAAGGTAGCCCGTAAAGCATTGCCAGCGCCAGAAATAGTGCCAGCGCCATTAACGCTCAAACTCAGGTGTGCGCCATTGATCGTTCCACCAGTGGCAGCCCCTGCGCCCGTCACAACGCTAAACGCTCGGATGGTTTCACCGCTGCCAGTGCTGCTAAACGTCAAACGCTGGTAAGTCAGTCGGGTGTCGCCACTTGCGGCGCTGGTCGTGGCATATGCCCCGTTGATGATGCCGCTGGTCGTTACAGCTACTGGGACAGTTGCATTACCAACTTGAACTGAAACGAACTCTGGGTCTGCGTAAGCTACGCCTGTTGCGATTGAATTTGCCATGATATTTCCTTTATTTCTTCCAAAAGGGTTAACAATTCCAGTTTTTTAGACTGGCCTTAGCCCGTTCTGCTGGGCCTTTAGAGTGTTTTACCACCCCCTCCATCCTAGCGCAAAAACTGGCTTTTCGTCCAGCATCTGCCTTGGTCTTGGGGTTTGGGGCTGGTGGCTTTAAGTTTGAATTGTTCTTTGCGTTGTATTCTGCACGCCCTTTAGCGGTCATTCCTGCACCCTTTTCTGTTGGGTTATAGGTTTTGCCCTTGCCCGTGGTCTTGTGAGGGATTGGCTTATCGTGCTTTTTCATGTTGATTCCAATTTTTCTTTCAAAATTTTAATTTCAGCACGCAATTCAGCATTAATTTTGCCTTCTTCAATGCCTTTTCTGATCAGTTCGCTGGTAACTTGGGCATCACGATGCTCAAATTCGCTATAAAGCATATTAGTTCTAGCAAGAAACTCAATCTTTTCATTGAGGCGCTGAATTTCTTGATCTCGATTCATTTTTTTGCCGTTTTTGCAGATTCTTTGAATGCTTTAGCAGTTGGTGCACCCTTTGCGCCAGGCGACCTCATGCGCTCGGGCGTTTTACCCGCCGCCTTTTGGCGTTCTATGCGTTCTTGTTTAGCGTGAATGTTGGCATAAAGCCCAGGTTTTGCCATTTTTAAGCCTCCACAACGGCGCAAATGTCCGCTTCTTGAATGATTTGATAGTCCTGACCATCAATCTTGTGGGTGGGCCATTTCAGATAGTCCCCATTCCCATATTTGATGAAGTCACCCACTTGGACACCCTCAACATCTGAACCAATTGCAACAATCGTCCCCTCGTTAAAGGGTTCTCGGTTATCAATGTAAATGATGTCGGAAATGTGCCGCACCTGGGGGCGCACAACCACCCGATCACGCAGAGGCTTTAGCATGGCTTTTCCTCTCGTATTTGCGCTTTGGGGGCGTGATTTGATCAGTGGTTATGTCGTACACAGGCAAGGCGACTAAATCAACCTTTACATCCTGAGTTTCAACAATCAGATGCTGACCGCACCAATCTTTTTCGTGCTTGTTAACCTGTTGCGGGTTTAACCGACAGATGCCCATGATTTGCTGGGGGCGGTAATATTTACAGTTCCCGCAATTAGAATCCATTTCAGCCATTCAAAACCTCCTTTTTTGTTTGGTCAGTAAGCCCTGCCGTCTTATTCACGGTGGGGCTTACGCATTATTGGCAAGACTTGCGATTGTGAGTGTAGCAAACACCACTTGATTTGCCGCCAGTGCATTCATTGCCACCAGACATTTTGTTTGTCATGGCATTGGGGATGTTGTTTTTTACGCTGCCGTTTGACTTCATGTCAGGCGCAGGGTTGCCCTTTATGGAGACTTGTGCGCCGTAGCCTTTGGGTTCGTTTTTCATCATATTTGCCATGATTTCCTCATTTCAGAGTTAAAAGATACAGGGTTGAATTGATCAGATCAGCAATTTCATCAACGATGTTTTGCAATTCTGAGTCTTGGGGGATTTCTTCTCGCGCTTCTTGCACAAACCCTTTTAGCTGGGTCAGATACTCATGCGGTGTGTCTTTGGGGTCGTGCAATTCATCAGGAAATTTCTTCATCCTGGTGTCGTAGCGCCCTTGGTAACTCTCTGCCAGACTGTCGGCAAGGTCTACGATCTTGGGGTAAAACTTGCCCAGCGCCTTATGGGTCGCGTATTCAGTTGTCTGCAAATGTTGGAAGTGCGTGATTGTTCCCGCATGAAACAGCGTGGCGACAAATTCAGCAACTTCTTCGTTTTTCATGCGCTCACTATATCAAAAAAAGGGGGCGAACCCCCAAAATGCTGGCAACTGCTACCAACACGGCTGGGGATTGGGTTTTCTAAAGATAACTCCGTCGAGTTGCCCACGGCTCGGGGCTTTGAGCCGTCTTCCAATCCCCATGCGTGTTGGTTGTTGGTGGCTACTGGGCCAGTCAATTCACCACCGCAATCTGCAATGGAACCACCAACATTTAGATTTTCGCATTAGGCAAAGGAATGTCAATAGGCCAGCAGTTCCGCAAGGCATTAATTGTCCTGTGATGGGCCTTTAACCACATTTCTTGGCGTTCCTGGCGGCTCAAATCCTTGCCTTGGTCGATGGCGTAGTGACACCCCAAGCACAGCGCAGCTACCAGATTGTCATCAGCTTTGACCCCTCGGCCCTTGCCGCCGCCCCAGTTTGTGTGAGCCGCTTGCACCATATTGCCACTTCCACAGGCTTGACAGTCAAGGCTTGCCACCAGTTTCAGCAGCTTTTTTGACCTGACGTATGAATGTTTTTCTATCAACGATTGTCTCCAATGTGGAAAACCTGTGGAAATTTGCACACTCTAGTCGCCTTCTTCTTGTGTTGCCTGTGGATATTCTAGATTCTTTAACGATTGTCCATGTTCCGCATTCTGGACATTTCATTGGTGCGCCCGATCTTGTAATCTGTTAGTTGCTTCTCTGGTTCTAAATATCTCAATGTCTAGCCTTGCCGCCTCAATTTCCCAGCGCAAGGTTTCTTCCTGTGCTATTGCCGCCGCCAGCCCTTTCAGCAGGGTGTGATATTCGGGGTCTGCATAGGCTTCCCTCTCCTGGGCGTTTGCCGCCTCGTAGCCCATTTGCAAGGCATCTTTCATCAAAAGGGCTTTTTTAGACTTGCGGAATTCTTCAAGGTAAACCCGCTGGGCTTTGGCATCGCCATAGGCTCGGGCTTTGTTGCGTATGTCTTGCGCTGCTTCTTCTGGTTTCATTTCAAAACTCCAATCATGCGTAAAGCCCCATCAGGTCCATCAATCCTTGCTAAGGTACTACCAGACCAATTCTTAAAAAAATCGTCTTGTAGGGCCGTTAAACGCCTTTTAGAACCATTCTTGACCTCGACCAGAAAGGTGTGCCCCTTGTATCCCACCAAAAGGTCAACTGGTATGCCAATGACCCAGACATAAGCGCCAGCGGCCTCTAATGCTGTGATGATTTGCTTTTGGTTGGCATCAACCCTGGCGGCATATCTCATTTTTTGATTCCAAACCAGCGCCGACCAATCTGGATGCCAATGCCGTATCTTGGGAAAAACAAGACACCAAAGCCAACGCTGTGCATTTTTTGTACATCAATTTTCATTTTGACCTTTCTTGGTTCATTCGGTTTCTGAGGTCGTTGGCAGCGGGTTCACCCCTGCGCCTTGCAATGTCGGCAATCGTGGTCTGCCACCAAGCTGATGCCTTGGCCTTGCCCAGTTCCTTGATCTTCTGGTTGTATCTCAAAATCCATTCACGGCTTTCGCAATCTTTTAAATGCTCAATTTGTTGCTGTCTATCCATGCAAATTCACCATAAATTTCTTTTGCTTTTTGACAGTAAGCAAAATGAGCATCATTTGGATTTTCAAAATACCCAAGATGAAAACTTTTGCCATTGACTTTGATGTTTGCTTTATATTTTTTCCCATCAAGACAAACCCCTTTTAAACCCAATTTGTTTTTTTTAATTGCTTTTTTGTTAACATTATTTTGTGTGACTGTTGCTGGTCTTAAATTTTCAATTGCATTGTTATTTTTATTTCCATCAATGTGATCAAGAAATGCGGGGCAATCTCCATGATGAAATTGCCAGACCAAACGATGTACACGGTATCTCACACCAAAAACATTGGTTGCCCAATAACCATTTTTCTCAACCCAACCAACTGGTTTATTTGCTTTGCCTCTAGACCGACTTTTTTTGTGTGACAAAACACCATTTTCATAAAAAAATAGTTCTCGCAATAATTCTTTATTCGGCAATTGTTTGATCATTTTTATCCTCCAATTCCTGGCCTCGCTCTGGCGCATCTCCTGTAAGGAAAAGCGCATAGTCAATCGCGGTTCGGCTGATGGTTTGTCCATCTTTAACCCTGTCTAAAAGTTTGTGCGCGTCAAAGTAGTTCATCAAAATGCCTCGTCATCCATCCAATGTTTCACGGGCTTGGTGCTGGGCAACAGGGCGGGAATGTCCCGCCTAGTAGCTGGCTTCTTGTCCGACCATTGATGCTCGGAACACATTGGGCGCTGGCCTTCCAT